AGATATTGCTTGAAGAAAATCCGAAACGGTAAACTTAAGAAAGGGGGTTATATATGCCACCACGCAAGCCCATAGAGGTAATGGAGGTCGCCAAAAACCATAAAAAAAGCAAGAAATGGGTAGAGTTTAGGCGCAAAGCGGAAGATAGTATGATTTTGGGAACTCCAGAGCTAAAAGCTCCTGATACAATTTTAAGTGATCCTGTGGCGTGGGAGAAATGGCAGGAGTTAGAAAGCCTGTTTTATGGATATAAGTTTATAAGCTCTGCTGATATTAATATTTTAGAACAATATTGCTTGACTTATTCGGAATATCAGTTTTTGCAAGAGTCAAGAATATTAATGATCAAACAAATGACAGAGAATGGTGAAGATAGGATTAAGATAGTAGAGTCCCTTAATAAATCAAAGATTGACAGTATGATTAACTCAAAATGTGACTTACTTTTAAAACTTGGAAGAGATACTTTCCTATCTCCTGTTGCCCGTATTAAATCTGCGCCATTGCCAAAGGAAGACAAAAAGCCAGAAAGTAAACTTACAAAAATGGGTTTTGGTGGAATATAAAGGGTTTAGATGTCATATTTAAAAAAAATAGAGGATTATTCTTTGCAAGTTGTAAACGGGGAAATTACAGCTTGCCAAAAACATATATGGGCCTGTCAAAGGTTTTTGAGTGATGTTGAAAAATACAGGAATGACAAGGACTACCCTTTTTATTTTGATGAAAAAAGGGCTGAGCAGTTTTCGGACTGGGCAAAGCTCTTTAAGCATAGGAAGGGCGTTTTAGCTGGTAAATATATAGAGTTGTCGGATATTGCTCATTTCTGCTTTGGGAATATTTATGGATGGTATGAAAAAGATACAGGTTACAGGAGATTTAATAAATTATACTGGCAAGTGTCAAGGAAAAATGCGAAGAGTCAGTATTTATCTTTAGTGGCAACTTATGAATTATTTGTATTCCCGGGCGATGAAGTTGCAGAAGTATATAGTGCGGCAACTAAAAAGGATCAGAGTAGAATTATATATGATGAATGTGTTAAAATGCTTGACAATTGCGAAGATATAATATCAGAAACACACTATAAAGAGTCATACGGAAGATTAGTAAGGTTGTCAAATGGTGCTTTTATGCGTCCATTATCAGAGGAGGACCGAAAGACAGGTGATGGCCTAAATCCTCAATGTGGCATAATAGATGAATATCACGCTCACGAAACTTCAGAGATATATGATATTTTAGATAGTGGCATGGGGGCAAGGCCGCAGCCTTTAATGGCTATAATAACAACAGCAGGTTTTAACTTAAACAATCCATGTTACCGGGTAGAGTATGACCTTGTAAGTAAAATATTAAATCCTAATTTGTCAACTAATCTTGATTCTTATTTTTGTATGGTTAATGAACTTGATAGAAATGAAACTGGAGAAGCTATTAAAATAGGTAATAGAGAAATTAAGCCAGGTGAATTAATTGACGATATAAAAGATCCTAATGTGTGGGTAAAAAGCAACCCTATAATTTGCAGTTACCCTGAGGGCATCAAGTATTTGGAAAAAAAATTAAAAGAAGCTTTGGAAGCTCCTGAGAAAATGAGAAATTTTTTAACAAAACACATGAATGTTTGGGTTAATCTTAGGGGTTTGGGGTTTATGGATACTGGCAAGTGGACCATGTCAAGCTTTAAAAATTATTGTGAGCATGAAAAGATAGAGGATTTAATTAATGAAAAAACAGATAAAAAGTGTTGGGTGGGCTGTGATTTATCGGCAAAAATCGACTTGACAAGCGTTAATTTTGAATTTAAGGATGAAAAGGGAAATTATTATATAAAATCTCATTCTTTTATGCCTTCAGAGAGGTTTGCAAGTGCGATAAGCCAAGATAAGGTGCCGTATGACCTTTGGGAGCGTGATGGATGGCTAACGGTTATAGATGGGGCTGTTATTGATTATACTGCAATTGTGGATTACATAGTTTCAGTAAGTGACTTAAACGGCTGGTATGTTGAGGAAGTATGTATTGACCCGTGGGGGGCGGCACAGATAACTTCCAGCCTTGACAATTTAGGATTTAATGTTGTTAATATAATCCAAGGTTATAAAACACTTTCTGAGCCTACTAAAAACTTTAGAGAGCAAGTTTACAATAAAAAAATGATTCACGATGGTTCCCCGGTCCTATCTTTTGCCGTTGGAAATGCAATTACAAGACAGGATTATAATCAAAATTTAATGCTTGATAAGTCAAAAGCTAAACAAAGAATTGACCCTCTCGCCAGTTGTATAAACTCTCATTGCAGATGCATGGTTGCAGATGTAAACACATCCCTTTACAATAAGAGAGGTTTGAGGGAGTTATAATAAAATTAAAAAAAAGTTGACATATTAAAAAATAAGCATTAGTTTTATATTAAAGATTTACTTTTGCAAAGGTTAAAGATGGCATACAATGACATGTCTTTACTTCAGAGAATGGGAATCGCTTTAAATAAAGGACGATGGAACACCTCTATTGCACGCTGGCTATCAGGTCAAGATATTTCAGATTCAAAATCATTAAAGATTGATGTAAGCGGAGTAAATAGCTTAAAATATAGTGCTGTTTTTTCTTGCTGCCGTGTTTTAGCTGAGACTTTTGCAACCGTGCCTATTTTTGAATATCGAAAAAATAAAAACGGTGAAAGAGAGAAAACAGACGCTACCGGCCTCTATGATACTTTGCATAATAAATTTAATGATGACATTTCGGCGTATAATGGAAAAGAGATGTCAATGTATCAATTAAATTTAGGTGGTAATTGTTTTTTTATAAAGGGTAAAAACTCTTTTGGTGAAGTTAAAAAGCTTACCCCTGTATTGTGGCCGGAAGTGGAAATGTTAATCAATGAGAAAACTAAAAGGCTTGAATATAAAATTAAAGGCATAGAAGGGGCATTGACAAAAGAAGATATATTTCACGTTCCGGGGCCGTCATATAATGGTTTGATAGGAATGACACCTATTACTTATGTGGCTGCAGCTATTCAACTTGGCAGGACTTACGATATTTTTAGTAAAAACTATTATGAAAACGGGGCTTTGTCTTCTGGATTTTTTGAACACCCAGGGGAGTTAAAAGAGGAACCATTTTCACGACTTAAAGAGCAATTAGAAAACAATTGGACAGGATTAAGAAACTCTGGAAAGCCTATGCTTTTAGAAAGTGGTTTAAAATTTTCACCGATTCAGTTAAAATTAGTAGACGCTGAGCTTTTAAGCTCTAAAAAATTTCAGATTGAAGATATTGCCAGGGTGTTTAGAGTTCCTTTACATTTGATACAAAACCTTGACAAAGCGACAAATAATAATATAGAACATCAATCCTTAGAGTTTGTGATGTATACAATGCTGCCACATTTTAAAAGGTTTGAAGAAAATATTAACATGCAATTATTGACAGAACAACAGAGGAGAGATGGTTATTATTTTGAATTTAATGTTAATACTTTACTTCGCGGGGATCAAAAAAGCATGGCTGAGGCATTTGCTACCGGCCGTCAATGGGGTTGGCTATCAGTAAATGATGTTAGGCGGCTATTAAATCTGAACTCAATAGAAAATGGTGATATTTACCTGCAGCCTTTAAACATGGCTGAGGCTGGAGCTGTTGAAGATCAAAAAGGGCGGTTAATTGACGAAGCTGTAAAAACAATAAGTGAAAGAGGTAATTAAAATGGGACGGTATAAATATAAAATAGGCCATGAAGTCAAAAATATTAAAAATGGTGTATCTGAGATTTACATTTACGGAGAAATTAGGGCAGAAAAGATATGGGAGGAGGATGTAACACCTTTAGATATACAGGAAGCTTTAAAGGGCTTAAATGGGTCTGATGTAAATATTTATATAAACTCTCCAGGGGGTGATGTTTACGCTGGAATATCCATTTTCTTAAGCTTAAGGAGATATGATGGCCGGAAAAATATATTTATTGATGGGGAGGCCGGATCTATTGCCACTATTATATCCTCCGCCGGTGATAGTGTGGTAATGACACCTGCATCAAGCTATTTTATACACAATCCGATGGTAGGGTTATGCGAATACTACAACTCTGAAGAGCTTAGTAAAATATCAGAAATGCTTGACAAGGTGAAATATAGTTTACTTGCCGTTTACTCCACTCGCTCAAAGGTTGACATTAATGAAATATCTGAAATGATGGATAATGAAACTACTTTAAACGCTGAAGAGGCTTTAAAATATGGTTTTATTGACAAAATAGACGGTAGTGGGTTTAACATGCCTAAAAATTACAGTATAAATAATAAATCGCTTGAAAAGGTAAATGTTAAGGATTTTGAAAGTATTTGCAATGAATTTTCAGAATTTAACAAAAAAATTGCCAAAAAAGATGAAAATAAAGTAAATTTGAAAAAAGAAGAGGTTGACAATTCAGAAAATGAAGAAGAGTCACCAATAACAGATCCTTTGCAGGATGAAAATATAGATAATTTAGATTATTCATACTATGAGAATAGCCTAAAACATTTTGAAAGTTTTTTAAATTAAAAGGAGGCCGTATGAATTGGCTTGAAAAAATGAAAGAACTCCAGAACAAGAATAAGGAGTTATTGAGCAAAGTAAAGGATGAAAAAAGATCTTTTACAGATGAAGAGTCTAACGCTTTTGATTCTAATTTTGCAGAAATTGAAAATTGTAAAAAAATGATCGAAGCAGAAAAGAGGTCCACATCTATTCAAGATGAACTTGACAAAGTGGTAGAAGACAAGTCCAAAGACCTTAATATTAAAGTTAAAGATGAAAGGCTCGGGCCTTTTAAAAATCTCACATCACAACTTTCAGCTGTAAAGAAAAGCGCACAGACTGGAATTGTTGATGAAAGACTTTACAAGGTGCAGAATGCCTCTGGGATGTCTGTTGGTGTTGGTTCTGATGGCGGCTATGCTGTACAGTCTGATTTTGCCGGTATGATGCTTGAAACTGCTGTAAAAGAAGATCCCATATTGTCAATGGTTGACAGTTACGAAGTATCTGGTAATTCAGATTCGGTTCATTGGGTCGATATTAATGAAACCGATGTTTCTAGTACCGTTTTTGGTGGATTGCAGACATATTGGGCTTCCGAAGCATCAACGGTTACAGCTTCAAAGCCTAAAATTCAGGAAAAAGACCTTAAACTTGAAAAGCTTATGGGCCTTGCTTATGCCACCTTTGAGCTTGATGAGAGTTCAGATTTTATCGACCAGCTTTACACGAGAGGCTTCACAACGTCAATAAGAAGAAATTTGACATCTGCGATTGTCTCCGGTGATGGTATTGGCAAACCAACAGGAATACTTACTGGTGGTGGGCTTGTTTCAGTTGCCAAAGAAAGCGGACAGGATGCGGATACGGTACTTTGGAAAAACATTTCTAATATGTACCATAGGGCACTTGACAGAGTGGGTGGAAAATGGGCATGGCTTGTAAATCCTGATGTGCATGAACAGCTTGACTTCCTTAGTTTTCCTGTTGGTACTGGTGGAGTCCCTGTTTATAGTCCTGCTAATATTACAGGCACTGTTGACACATTAAGAGGATTCCCGGTTATCACTACAGATCACTGTTCTGCACTTGGAGATAAGGGAGATATTATACTTGCTGATCTTAGCGATTATTTCCTTGCTTACAAAGGCGGAATCAGAAAAGACATTTCAATGCATGTTCAATTTTTGGCCGCTGAAAATGCCTTCCGTTTTATTTACTTTGTAAACGGGAGACCAAAAAGAACAAGTACATTGACTATTAAGAACAGCTCTAAAGCAAGAGGTAAGTATATTACTCTTGCGCCTCGTGCGTAAACATTGTTTTAGTGGGGTTTCACAGCCCCACTCATTAAAATAAAAAGGAGAAAATAAAATGAATACTTTTATTGCCGAATCTACAAAGTCAAGGGTTTTGCTTGCCCCTCAAACTACTGGATCAGGGGATGAGGCTTATCTTGCCCCTGCCGCCGGAAGTAAAGCTATAAACATTCGTTGTATTGCTACAAAGGGCAATGCTGCGGATCTTGTTTTATCGTTAAGATATGCAGATGACGCTTCCGGAGCAAGTGCAGCGGATTATGAAGTCACTGTTCCAGTTTACGAAAACGGAGTAAGGCAGACAGACGCAAAAGCC